AATGAAATTCGTGGATTATAATATGCGTGTCTGTCACTTTTATCTGTTCCCTTACCCTTTGAAGTAGATAGTGATATCAACTGATTAAGTTCTCTAACTCCATCTAAATTCTTTGCATACAAACCAATGTGGCAACCCCTATCGTCATCCTCAAGCTTTCTACAAACATATAATTCAATGCCATGTATATACTTAATACCGACCTTGTCACATTCTTGCTTCTTCTTTATCCAATCGTAGCAATTTCCATGTTCGCTAAATGCAATTGCTGTCATACCTTGTTTTTTTGCGAGCTTGATATAGTCTTTAAAACTCGTACACGAGTCAGCGAATCCATTACAATTACTATAATCAGTGTGCAAATGATATACTGTATGTTGCTCTATAATATTTCACCCCACAATCAAAGTTCATTAAGCCAGTTCATTAATTCTTCATCCGTTTTGTCAGTATCATCTTCGTTCCCCTTGTTTTCGAACATTTCCTTGGACTTCAAATATTCATTATAAGGTTTATGTAATTTTCTGCTGTATCCCGACAGCACCGCAAGCCTATATGAATCCTTATCTGTAACTTCCTGCCAAAATATATTTTCATCTTCTATTTTTTTGTACTCATCAGTCTTTTCTTCAATTTTAGATATGGTTGTAATAATATCAGTTTTAAGTTCATTAATTTTTTCTTCGCTCAAAGGCACTTCAACATAGCAATCACTAATTACAAATTTGTCTCTTACCGTTTGTGGAAGTCCATTAATTGAATTAGTCATGACCATATCACCAATATAATCATCAAGATTATCCAAATAGCCTTCTTTTTTGAGCCACATTTTAACGTTGCTTATAAGACTTTCGCCAATTGCATTGCGAAGTATGTATCGATTCTTCCACTTCCCATTTGCTTGAAGGCATCGAACGGTCACATACTTAAGAAATAAATACTGTATAGTTATTTGATTAAGCGGTAATCCAGTTTTTTGCCGTATACCATCGGCGTAAAGTAATAACTGTCCAGACTCCTTTTCCAACTTCTCACCTTTATAAATTGTCGAAGTTTTATAATCCGTTACTACTATGTGTTTTATGTTTTGCTTAGTTGCAATAGCAGTATTATCTATGTAACCTTGAAATACAATATTATCGGTGATTTTTATTGTGGTGAACAACTCAAGCGCCATGCTATATTCGGGCTTTTTATGGTTTTTAAAAAAATGACGAACACATGATTCATACTTATTAGCAATATTCTCATTCTTTTCGGAATCGTTGCGATCATATTTATATTCCGCAATATTCATAGTTAGCAAACCATCCTCATAAAGCCCAATCATATCTTCCTGTTCAATTTTCCCATCATAATATTGCTCTAAAATATCATGACACAATGAACCTGAGTATGTATATATACTATTTTGTTTATCTTCTTCGGCACGGAGTATATATTTAAGATAGTACTCATAGGGATCGGTCTTGTATGTATTATACCGGCTCCAGCTCCATAATGTCTTAACGCCAAATTGATCCTTAATAGCATCTAATTCTTCACTTGTTTTTCTCGCCAAATATTTAGAAGCCTCCTCTCATTCTCGTCATATTGAATTCTATGTTTTAATAAAAATTTGTAAATCTCATTTTTTTGATCAGCCGCAGATTCTTTGTCGCCCAACAGCTTCCATTTATCGTATATATAAGATACATTTCGTATCGGATAAAATTTATCGCACTGCTGCCTGATATGATTTATATCAATACCATTATCCAAGGCTACAATCACATCAACATTTAATCCTATCAAAATTCTTACTTGCTCTGGCGTGATATCACAGCCGCCTATTGCTACGCCAGTCCCGTCCTTGCGTGAATATCTTTTAAGGACAGATTTTTGACTCTCGAATATTATTACATAGCCTTGCTCCTGTATTGTTTGATAGTTTTCATTCAAGCCGTAAACATTTTTTCCTTTAAAATATGTTTGCGATAGCTTTGTATATTTGGGGATATCCAAAATGTCATAATTGGGGATTACTGTTCTGCCACTAATACCAATAAATTCATTGTCTCCGCCATCCCATTTTCGTTCTGGGATTACAATTCGTTTTCTATCATATGAATAACCAATATTAAACCGCTTGCAAGCAAATGGCATAATGCCTTCACGAATCCAATCAATGTGAGGAAGTGCTATATACTCCTTCAATTCATTCTCATCAAATATCGGTATGTCTTGATTGACTATATATTTTGATTTCTTAACCTTCCTGAATATAAACAACGGATCTTCTTTTGATGAATTATCTTTGCCTTTGGGGTTGAATTTGTATCGTAATCCAAATATGTTATGTAGGTATTTATTTGCCTGTCCAAAGGAACTACCATTTATTCTCATTGCCAATGTGAAGATATCACCCTTGACCTCGCCCTCAGATGTGCGAATAACTGTTGATAGATTATCTTTCTTTACACATACGGCAGTCTTATTACGCTTTTCAGGTAAAGCACATCTAAACTCTGATTGATATTCTTTTATATCGTGACACCCCAAGGCTGATAAAACTTCCCCGACTTTTTCCTCTTCAATAATATAATCTTTTAATTCATTAGCATTGATGCACACTCACCTCCAGACATTAGAAATCCATCATTACATGAGTTATGCCAACTTCTTTGAGAATGTTACGGCTCATATCATGTTCTACTACAATTTGGTATTGATTGGCTGCCCCCTCCCTATTCTTAACTATGAAAATAATTTGGTAGTGTTTGTCTTCGCTAAGTTTTACCGGGATTTTCGATCTGCCATTTTTGCCCTCAAGCCTATATACCTTCAACTCATTTTTACCACTAGGCATTTCATCATCAAACAGATCTCTAATCATTATTGTTGTACTTGCAGGATCAATAATGTTTTTCGCTATCCCAATATTGTCTTGTGTGTAAAACCTTTGCCTGGCCGATGTTTTAGATAGTTGGAATGTAATGGTAATATGGACATTTTTAGCTTCCGGTTTTATAGTATCGTTTATATCCACCATTGCCTGTTGCATTGTCAGCCACATTTGTTCATTCGTCCGTCCGGCATCAGCTTTAAATGTATCCAAAACAAAGTATTTCACACCCAAACTGGCATATTTTTTTATTACCTTAATTGCTTTTAATGTCTGATACTTTTTGAACGGAATAATAGTAATAACATGCTCCTTGTCCTTTTCTTCAAGCCAATCGGCACATTTATGGAGGAGTTCTTTTACTTCGGGAGAGTATTTGCCGTCTCTAACCATATATTTTTGCAACTCTTCCTTATAGATATTGTTAGAAACCCATACCAGCATTTCCCTCTGCCATTTTTTATGGCTTTCTTCATTAAGCATGATTACAAGTCGTTCATTATATTTAAGCACACTTGGTATCTTAGTACTTCTCACAAAGGTTGATTTTCCCATATTTGACAACGCCCCGACCAACGTTATATTGCCAATTAAATCTCCGCCGGTCTCTTTCGTTGTTAGCGGCAGCTCGTGATACGGTAGTCCAACAGCCGTCCCTTCGTCTAATTCTTCGATAAGATTATGTATTTCATGTGAAATCGAATAACTCTTTACATCATCATCAGCATTTATAAACACATGGTTAAGTTGGGCATCAAATTCTGAATAAATCTCCTCTAAGGACATATCTGCGAATTCACTGAGTCTGTCATACACCGGGAACTTCATTTTGAGCAATTTCATTACAGCATTCCATTTGTTCAAGTCCTGAATATAGCCATCCAAATTTTCAACTTTAACATATTCTTTCGCTTTTTCAATGGTTTCATAGCCACTGTATTCTTCATATTTTTGTCTCAGTTTGTCATGTTTTTCCAGGTATAGACCTATTGTGATTTCATCAAGAGTAGGCTTTTGTTCTTTTACAACGATATCATAAGCAATCTGCCAATAAACTCTCCATGTGTTATCAGAAAAATCTTCTAATTGAAGCTGATAATCATAAATCAACTCAGATTTCTTGTAGAAAATTGAGACAATATTTGCTTCGCAGGCTAATTTGTATTCTTTTACTTTCTTAGCAGCTTTAAGCATTTCGGTTTCAAAAGCCGTTAATTTTTTGCCAGTGGACTGTTTTGCCAAGCTATCACCGCTTTCTTACCATAGGTTTTCAAACTTTTTATCAACCGTGATTGTTTTGGGTTGATATTCAGCTCCTTCGTGAATCTGATTATTCAAGTCAATCTGCTCCACCTTATCGGATGCCTTCCGTGAACGCTTAATTCTTAAGGAAATATCATTAATCTCCTGCTCAACAAACATCATAACCAGATTAATCTTGTGCCGCTCGTCATTAATCTTAGTTTGATTTTCATGAAGATATTTCGCTATTTTTGATTTACACGCCTTGAAAGTGAGTAGTATCGTTTTATAATCATAACTCGCCTGTGGCTTAGATTTTTTATTCGCTATGAACTTTCCATTCCCTAGTCCTCTTAGTCTCAAAGCAAGATATTTAGGGAATTTCATTTCATCTTCGTAGCACAATACTTCACGCTTTACATACTCACATAATTCAATCCATTCAGACTGATTTTCATCCTTTTTTGCCATCCCAACACCTCTCTATGTCCGGTGCATAGAGATTATTTCTATGCACCGGCATGATTGTATTAATCAGAAATTTCTCTTGAATATTCAAAAAGTTCAGAAATCACTTTAAAGTCACATAAATTCATATTCTTAACATCAATTTTCAGACTTTTCAGCTTTTTGTTAATCTTAGAAATTTTATCTGTGCTACCAGATTCTTTTAGAGCTTTCATTATCTGCTTCCACTCGGTAATCATTTTATCGACTTTGTCGGCTTTATCAACCATATTTGCAGTTGTTGTATCAAGGTCTTTTCGATATGAAGTGTTTGCAGATTCCAACTTTGACTTTCCTTTATAATAATCCGCCCAAATATCATAAGTGCAGTTTTCTATGATATCACCGACCTTAGTAACCATCGTCCTATCCTTGATGACTCTTGTATAAAACCTGGTACCTCCGGTCTTCTTATCAACTTCTTTATAAAACCTCAAGACAGTATCATAATCATAAGGTACTGATTTATGCATATCTGGTTTTTCGCCAATTATTTTGTCAGTATCTTTTTTGTCTCTTAAATCCGCCTCCTGAGCAATCGATACAATATGAGTACCCCTTGCCGATAAATCAATTTTTGCCTGCTGAAGCTTCATATTCAATAATTTAATTCTGCCCCATTGCCGCTGCGATACTGTGCTATCATCAACGTCCCCACCTGTTTTTCTAGCTCGGCGCTCTTCTACTGTCATTGCCCCCACTTGCATTGAATTATAAAATTTCGTTTCGCTATCAATGCCAAATGTTCTAATCTCATCATCATAAACTCCGGCTGTAAGATCATCCAGATCACTTTCGAGTTCATCAATATCGGCAGTATTGTCAACAAATTTTAAATTATTGTATTCCTTCCCAGCAATAGTAATCGGCTTATTTTCATAGTGGGCGAGTCCAGATTCACTATCGGCTGCGCCTATGTCGGGAAAAGTTAGTAAGAAAAAAGACTTACCGCTACCTGTATCTCCAAACACCAAAAATTTTCCGCCAAGTTTTTGTTCTCCGGCTTTTCTAAATCCCATATATCACATTACCTCCAATATTAATCAAGTTCGTTAAGCATTCTGAATAGTTCATCATCTTCGCTACTGTCATCCGTATCAAACGGAGGCTCACCATCAGCATTTTCGCCTTCCGCAGTATCCAAACCGGCGATCAATTGCGACAAAAAC